GTTGGGTGCCGGCGATCACCTTGAGGGCGGCCGGCTTCTTTCCTGGGCCGGGCATGGTGGGCCTCTCAAAAATCGGGTTTTCTATCCTGACGGCGTGAAAATTGTGGTCGGAGGTCGGTCCTAGCCGGGAAGGCTCCAGACTTTTTGGGTGCCCCTCCCCTCGCGGGCGGCCCTGGCTCGCGTCAGGCGGGCTCAGGCGGGACGATCAGCGTCCGAGGGAACTCATCCCCAAGGTGATGCACTTGGGCGCGCCTGCCCGCATCGTCATCGGCGTACTTGTCGCTCAGGTACTGGAGAAGCGCGCTCGATGTGCTCGGGTTGGGCTGTACTGGTGATCCGGACCTCTCCTTCCGCTTCCACTTCAACGGGGGATGCGGCGATCTCCAGCGAGAGCGTGGCGAGGCTGCCTGCACGCATGCACAGGTCGGCCGACATCACTTCAGGCACCTTCGCGCCGTTCACGGCAATCTCGCCATGCAGGCCGCTGCCTGTGATCTTGATCCGAGCCATGTTCACTCCTTGACAGGGAAGCCATCGACCCCAATCCGCACCGCCGGCCTGTGGCCCTTCTGCACCGCGGTCAGTCTCTTGTGGCAGTCGCGGTTCACGGCCCGCAGGTTACGGGGATCGTCGGGGTTGCCCTTGGCTCGTCCCGATCGGAACCAGGCCTTGGGCTTGATGTGGTCCACCTCGTGTGCTGGCAGGGCTCGGAGCTTGCCGCCCTGGCACTCGGGGCAGTGGCACAGGTAGCCGTCGCGCTGCAGGATCTGCTCGCGCAGCTTGTCCCACTCGGCGCCGTAGCCGCGGGCATGGCGGCTTTCCTTGCTCCAGGCCATGGCGATCCTCAAGGTAGGCCTCCTGCAGCGCCAGCAACTCGGGAGATGCGAGCTGGTTGCGCCGGGCGCTGCAGGAAGCGGCGTCCGTTTGCCCACGGTGCGCTGGGGCCTTCTTGGCCTTCACGCCGGCCTCGTGCAGGCAGCGTGTCAGTGGGTTGCAGGGTTTGCGGAAACAAAAAAGCCCGCAGGGCAATCCGTGCGGGCTTGAGATGTGCTGATCCAGAAACGACGAACCATCCGCAATGGGAGGGCTCATTTCCTGAGCTTTTCTGACGCGGCAGCCTCCGTGTGCGGATGGTCGCCCCTGTTGTTGCGTCAGCGCGTCGCTCAGGCGTTAGCGGGATTCTAACCCAGCCCGCCGGCGAGATGTCAAGCCTTGCGCACGATCAGCATTTGCCGAGAGTCGCGCAGCAGCAGCGACAGGTCGAGCATCGAGACGCCGATCTCGCGGCAGGCCCGGCTTGGGCTCACCGGCTTGACGTAGGCCCACTGAATGGCCTTACGGTGCTTCTCCGGCAGCGCCGTCACCGCGACCGCAATGCGCGAGGCGTCGGCGCTGTCCACCTGGGGGCCATGGTCGGCGATGTCGCCGCGCGCGGCTGGCGGGCGCGGCGTCAGGCGGAACATCGGCGAGGACGACGGGGCACCCCAGCCGCCATTGCACCAGCGCGCCCAGTTGTGCAGCCGGGCGTCGATCTCTCGATGCTCGGCCGGGACGTGGTGGAAGTCGATAGGGGCTCGGGTCAAGCAACCCCCTTATCGAACGGCACTTCGAACACCGCACAGGCGATGGCGAACGCCAGCGCGAAATCGCGCATGTCCACCCAGGGCTTTTCAGCCATGTGGTGCATCAGCGTGTGGTCTCCGTTGCGCTCGCTCAGCAGCTTCGCTTCGATCTGGTACGTCCCGTCGCGGGCCTCGATGCCGTATTCGGTGACTGCCCATTGCTCACCCTGCCACAGCACTTGGGCCAAGGTTTCGCCGCGGACAACAACTTCGTTTTTCGACTCCGGCACCTGGGACATCGCCAGGGCTAGGTTGCTCGCGCCGCGACCTACCGAATACCACCTGCCGATGGCCTTGGCGAGGCGAGTCTTTTTTGTCGGGGTCATCGACGTTTCGAATTCATCCAGCGACAGGAACCTGAATTTTTTGTTTGGCATGTCGGCTATTTCGGTAAAAGTTTTCAGCAATTCTTTGCCCGCTCACCTGGGCGGCCGTCGGTTGCTCTTGCCCCAACTGCTCCGCCGATTGCTCCATTCGCCACCCCCTACTACGTAGGGGGCGGGGCAAATGGAGCATGGATCGGTGCGCCATTGGCGTTCCGATGGAGCAATTGGAGTAGATGGAGCACGATCAGATTTGCTTTCTCCATTACTCCGCTGCGCTCCAATGGAGCAATGGGAGTAAATGGAGCGTGCGTTTTTCTGCGGATTCATGCCAGCACCTTCACTAGGCCATCCGCCAGAGAGATATGGTTGCCAGCGACCAGCGACTCCAAGGCCCGTGCCGCGTCGCGCCGGCGGTTGTCCCGCTTGCCGTGGTCCGGGCCCGGCATCTCGTTCACCGCGGCCTCAATCAGGTCGTTCGACGTCACCGCATCGTCCAGGTCCGTGAGCGTGCCGGCAATTCGCAGGACGACCCGTTGCCATTCGCCCTTGGGGGCTTCCTTGCGCTGCCCCTTGGGCTTGGGCGTCTCGTAGCCCACGACACACGAATTGATCACCTCGCCATCGTCGTGCTGCCCGATGGCGACGAGGTTCAGGCGGAATCCGAACTCCGCCCCGTCGCGGCCGCCCTTGAGCTTGCTGACCCGGGCGGATCGCAGATCGCCGAAGTCGCCCGAGCCGAGGCGCTCCACCTCGATCTCGGCGTCGACCGCAGCCTTGATACCGGACCAGCCACGCGCCCCGCGGGTGCTGTCCTTGCCACTGTGGTGCACCAGCAGCACCAGCGAGCCTGTGGCGCGGTTCAAGGCCTTGCAGTGGGCCAAGGCCCTGCCCATGTCCTCGCCGCTGTTCTCGTTGGCCCCCGGCGTTGTCTGAGCCAAGGTGTCGATCACGATGATCGATGGGGTACCGAACCGGCGCACGGACGCAAGCAGATCCTTCACGTCCTCGCGCAGCAGCAGATTGGGCGCATCGGGCACCACGCCCAGAGACAGATCATCCAGCCCGTTGAAGTCGCAGTAGGCCTGCACGCGATCGCGAAAGTCCTCTTCACCCTCAGCACAGACATAGACCACTTGGTGTGGGCGTTCGATCCTGTGACCGCGCCAGTCCTCGCCCCTGGCGATGGCGGCGACCAAGTCGAGCACGAAGAAGCTCTTGCCCGACCCCGATTCCCCGTAGACCATGGCGATGCCTTTGCCGGGCAGCACGCCGCGAACCAACCATGTTGCGCGGGGCCGCTGCAGCAGCTCCCGGACGCTCAGCACCTGGAACCGCATCGGCTTGCCCAGCTTCTCCAGGGCCTCGTGCGCGGTAGCGCCCTGCTCGCTCACGTCCTCGAAGTCGTCGGCCGTGGCCAGCTTGCGCTGCTCGCCCTTGGGCTTGGCCTTCAGGCAGTGCTCGCGCCACAGGTACAGCAGCGCGCGGTCAGGGTCCTGGCGGCGGTGATCCAGCGCCACTTCCATCGCGTGCGGGCTGCCGGCCAGCAGGCTCAGCACCTCATCGTCGGGCAGGCCGCACTGGTAGAGGGCCACTGCCGCCGCGTGCAACTCGCGCGAGCGGTCGCCGCGGGTGTCGCCCTCCAGCAGGAAGTCACGCGCGGCGTAGGGCAGGTTCAGGCTGGCCAAGTCGGGCAGCACCAAGTCGTCCAGCAGCTCGGGCATCTCGATGGCCGGTACCGCGGCGCGCTCGGCGTCGCGCCCGTACTGCGCGCGCAAGGCCTCCAGCGCGGGTGGGGGCACGTCGCGCAGCGCCACGGGCGTGCCGGACAGGTGCTGGCCTGTAAGGGTCAGGAAGCGCGGCTCGGCGCCGCCGTAGACCTCCACGCCCACGGTGTGGTTGGTCCAGTCGTCAGTGGACCCACGCGCGAAGATGCGCAGGCCCTTGCCGCTGGGGCTGACCTCGGTGTAGCTGGCCAGGGTGTCTACGACCTCGCGCGCCCAGTCGGCCACCTGGCCGTCGTGCACGCAGTCGTCCAGGTCGATGCCGACGATGCCATGGGGCCGGGTCATGACGTAACCCACGCCAGCGAACGACGGCGCCTCGCGCTCGAAGGCCGCTACCGCGGCGCCGAACTTGAACCAGCGGTCAGGGTTGGCCGTGGACAGGCGGTATTCGGGGATGTCGGCGCGATGGGGGATCTTGTCGAACTTGCCACGCTTGGCGTTGAATTCGGCCTTCCAGGGTGCCCAGCGCGGCAGGGCCTTGAGTTCGTCGGGGATGGCTGCACCGTTGAAGGCGCGCAGGTCGGTCGCCTCGGCCATCATGGTGCTGCCCGCAGCGTCTGCTGGTGGGCTGCGCGCATGGCGCGCAGCATCGAGAGAATGGCGGCAGAGACCTCGGCGGCTTCGCGCTCAATGGCCCGCACGTCGTTCGACGACACGGCGCCGTCCACCAGAGCAGCCGCCACACTGCCCATGACGTCCGCCGCCTCCTTGACCATGGCGGACGCGCGCTGCACCAGGTCGGCCCCGGTGTCGCCGCTTTGCGGCAGGGCCACCACCTGGGCCCCGCAGTGCGCGGCAACGGCCTGGGCGTAGGCATCGGCGTGCTCGCTGCCCACCTCCGCGCACATGGCGGCGATGGCGCAGGCGTCGACCACACCGAGCTTGAAGCCGGCGGCGCCAGCCAGCTCCTTGCGCAGCACCTCAGGCGACTTGCCGCGGCGCAGCGCCACCGCATCGCGGCCGCCGGGGTAGGCGTCGACCATCAGGCGAAGGGCGTCAAGAGGGTTCATATCCGGATCTCCTAAAGGCTGGATGTCCGCGCCGGGGCAACTTGGAGATGGCGCGGATGGGTGCCGCGCGAGACGATGCGCGGCATGGAAAACGAACAACCCACTCCGCAAGCACCCGGCGTCACCATCGAGCACGCCAGCCGACGAGTCAGCCTCGTGCCCGCCGCCACCCGGGCCGGGCAGCGCGCGTTCGCGGAGGTCGAAACGAGACTGGTCATGCTGTGGGTGGCGGGTGAGCTACACATCCGGTGCGCGGCCTGGGGGTGGGCGAAGTGAGGGGGCTATGGGGTGCCCGCCCTTCCCCGGCATACGATGCGAGCTCCTACACCAGCATCGCCAAGGAGGGCGGACATGAACACGCAATCACGATTGACACTGGAGAACGGAGCCAACGACAACCTGCTGTCACGGCTCGAATACACGCTGTCCAGCGGCGAGAAAATCGTCATGGAGATACCCCTGCCGAAGATTGCGCAGGGCGCTGGCAGTCGGACGATTCAGGAAGTGGAGATGGCGATCCTTCAGAGGACGAAGGAGATTTGCAGTCACATGCTGGATGGGCTGCGCAAGGAACCCTGATCGGCTCCCGCAGCGCAACAGGCTGCACCCAGGCGCACGTCTGCGAGGAAGTTGCTTCAGCCATGAGCGGCCTCCTTGGGAGCGGGGCGGCCCAAGTCGGGCCAAATGAGGTGACAGTCATCAGGGCGCAGGTCGCGCCGAGTGACAGCGCCACCGGTGGCGCGCTCAATAGCCAGGCAATACACAGGGCCGGGCAAGCGGTTGGCGTAGCCGTGTTGCCACTGGCGAACTTGCGCATCGCTGCGAGCGCCGATGCGAGCGCGCAGCTCCGAAACGCTCAATGCGCCGGGGCTTGCGAGGTATTCGGAGAGTTTCATGACCGCCAATCTATAGCATTTGCTACCGAATATAAAGTAGCCAATGCTCTTGTAGCGCCTGCTACTGTGCCGGCATGAAAGCGAGCGAAGTGCAGGATTGGCGGATCAGGCGCCTTGCGGATATGGCAAAGGCCGAAGGCGGCAATGCGCCGCTTGGCCGGCGGCTGGGCTACAAGGACGGCGCCTTTGTCGGCCAGATGCTTCGCGGGGAGCGCCCGATTACCGAGAAGACCATCGAGGTTGCCGAGGGCCTGCAGGGGTACTCCGGATGGTTTGACCCGCCGTCAGAGGCGCAGGCAGGTACGAGGGTGCCTGCGCTCAGCCCCACCCCCGCGCCTGGAGCTCCTGCGGTGCGCGTTCCGCTGCTGGCCAACGCCGGCAGCATGGGCCCAGGCTCCGACGAAGAGCACGATGACGTGGTGGTGGGCGCGATCGCCCTTTCGCCCGACTGGTTGGCCAAACGCATCCGCCCCACGAAGCCCGAGGCACTGCGCTTCATCCACGCCTACGGCGACTCGATGCACCCGACGTTCGAGGACGGCGACATCCTGCTGGTGGACACAGGCCGGTGCGACCCTTCAGGTGCTGATGGCGTCTATGTACTGGCCACGGAGCGCCGGCTGTTCATCAAGCGCGTGACCGAGCGGTTCAACGGTGGCCACGACGTGACCAGCGACAACCCAACCGTCAAGACCGTGCAGACGCTCGACGGCGACAGGCAAATCCGTGTCGTGGGGCGCGTGGTCTGGGTCTGGAATGGAAGAAAGCTGTGATCTCCACCACCCTGATCTGCCTCGTTGTCGGCATCAGCGACGGCGACACCCTGACGGCCCGCTGCCCGACACAAGACGCAGCGCACCCGTACCAGCAAGTCAACGTCCGCCTGGCCGGCATCGATGCGCCCGAGAAGCGTCAGCCTCTCGGAGAGCGCAGCCGGCAGCACCTGGCAGGGATCGAGGCGGATGCACGGGAGCGGCGTCCGGGGCTGTGGGCCGACCGGGAGCCGGTGGCGCCGTGGGAGAGGAGAAAGACTGAAAGGCAGGGCCTGCGGTAATGGAACTTGTCAGCATCCAGAGCGAAGCAGATTGGCTGGCGCGCTCCGCTTTTGTCCCCGAGTTGCGCATGACGCTGGACGACTTGCAGGGGATTTTGTCTGGGTACGACTTGCCTCGTGTCAGCGGCTCTAAGCAGGGCGTTGTCCGATGCGGGGTCAATGGCTGCAACCGCCTGCACTACAAGGGGTTCTTGCTCAAACTCAAGGACGGGCGAGAAACCATCATGGGTTGGCAATGTGGCGCCCGCGATCTTGGACTGGACTTTAAAGAGTTTCAGACTAGCTACGTGGAACGCAAGCGCCAAGCCGACCAGCGCGCCGCTGTGGCCGCGGCGATTGCCGAGGCTCACCTACTGGCCGCACACGCTGGAACATTGGTGGAGCCGTGTCGCGAGGCGCTGGAGTACCTGCTCAATTTGCGCGGCTCGCTCCAACGCCACACAGCATTCTGGGACAACCTGAAAGCTGTTGCGAAGATGGACGGCCGGGTTTTGCGCGAACTCAAACGCGCCGATGAACGCAGCTCGGCCAAGGTTGATGTTGTGGAGGCAGCGCGCATCCACGGCTTGGCCGTGTTGTTTGGCGACATGAGCAGGCGAGTAAGCGACATCACGTACACCGCGGAAAACTGGCCGGCAGAGGTAGCAGGAGCGGGGCGTGGGCCGCCGTCGGAGTTGAAAAGCACACTGGCGCGAGCGCGAAAGATGCATGAAACGGTGCGCGACACCGAGAAATTCATCAGGGACTATTCGACGCTTCGGTCTGCCATTCATGGCATGTGGGCCGTGCACCACTTTCAGTTACGTCGGGCTGGAAAATCCAACGCCCTACGCCGCGTATTGGAACGATTTGCAGGCCAGGAGCCGGTTTGGGCTGATTAATGATTCCATCGGCGGGCCAAAGCGGATTAACCAGGCCCGTCATGGCGTGAGCAAACTGCGCCACGTGCTCCGCCGCCAGCGCAGCCATCGGATCGCTCGCGCTCGTCTCCTCGCAAGCGCCATGTAATTGCGCGTTCAGCGCCACTTCTGCGATCCAGCGCCAGGTTGCAGAGGTCGCCGCATTGCCGGTGCCCGCTGTCTCTTGGTCAAACACCGGCGCCAGCACATAGGCGTCAACCCCATGCGCCGCCGGCACCAGCACAACCGCGCCGACTTCCGTCAAAAGCACCCGCTTTTTTTCGCCTGTCACTCCCATCTCTGACTCCTACGCCCAAGGGGCGTGAGAGGGAGTGTAGAGAAAAAAGCGAATATGAGTAGCTTTTGCTACTTGACGGCAGCAATAGCAATTGCTACAGTTCACTCCATCCCCACACCCCGTGGGCCAACGATGGAGTGAACAGTGCAACCCTCCCGCAAGCAGTCCAAGCCGCGCAAGGCGGCACCGGCCAGCGAAGCCATCACCACCTATAAGGGCTTCGATGCGAACCTGCAGTGCCGCGGCTTTCAGTACGCCATCGGCAGCACCTACGAGAACGAAGCTGGTGCGAAGGCGTGCAGCCATGGCTTTCACGCTTGCGAGCACCCGCTCAACGTCTTCGACTACTACGCCCCCGCGGGAAGCCGCTTCGCCATCGTGGAGCAATCAGGCGTCCTGAGCCGGCACGACGAAGACACCAAAGTCGCCAGCTCGAAGATCACGATCAAGGCCGAGATCGGAATCCCCGGCCTGGTGAAGGCTGCCGTCGAGTACGTGACCAGTCGGTGCGAGCCGATCGATGAAGACTCTCCTGCACACGCCACCGGCTACCAGGGCGCGGCCAGCAGCACCGGCTACCAGGGCGCGGCCAGCAGCACCGGCAACCGCGGCGCGGCCAGCAGCACCGGCGACTACGGCGCGGCCAGCAGCACCGGCCACCAGGGCGCGGCCAGCAGCACCGGCTACCAGGGCGCGGCCAGCAGCACCGGCGACTACGGCGCGGCCAGCAGCACCGGCCACCAGGGCGCGGCCAGCAGCACCGGCGACTACGGCGCGGCCAGCAGCACCGGCGACTACGGCGCGGCCAGCAGCACCGGCGACTACGGCGCGGCCAGCAGCACCGGCAACCGCGGCGCGGCCAGCAGCACCGGCGACTACGGCGCGGCCAGCAGCACCGGCAACCGCGGCGCGGCCAGCAGCACGGGAGTCGCCGGAGCCGCAATGGCCAGCGGCTACCAGGGCCGCGCCAAAGGCGCCAGGGGCAACGCTCTTTTCCTCGTGCACCGAGCGGACGACGGGGCGATTACCAAAGTGGGTGCGGCGCTTGTTGGAGAGAACGGCATCCAGCCCGATACCTGGTACTCGCTGGATGCGAGCGGCCAGTTCGTCAAGGAGCTGGGCGAATGACCACGCTGCGCCTCTACAACCTGTTCCGACGCGCCGGCAACAGCCCGTGCCAGTCCTTTCGGCGAGCGCGCGCTCTGCAGCCGGGCGCCATCGAATCGGCCGTGTGCTACGTCGGCGCTGTGCTGCTGGGCGTGGGCGCGCTGGCTCTCATTGTCACGGGGTGAGCCATGCACCTGCCGATGCTCACCAACGAAGAACTGGCGCGCTACGCGCGTGCTGAGTTCAACGAGTTGACCAGCACGCCCTTGGAACTCGAGTTGCTGCGCCGCCTGGAACAGCGCGCAGCCGATGACGAGGAGGAAATGGCCGTGCTCGCACGCACCGCCGAATACGACATCGACGCCGACGGCATTCGCAAGCTGGGGGAGGCCTTGATCCTCGACGCCAGCAACAGCGCGCAGCTCCTGTCCGCCATTGGCGAGGCGGGCTTCGACAGCCCTGCCGAGGTCAAGCGCAAGTTCGAACTCGCGCAGCAGTTCCGCACGCTCGCAAACGACGCCGGTGACGTGTTCGCGCGCCTGACCACCCTCACCACCACCGCAACCGAATAGGAGCCCGCATGTTCCCCGCAACCGTTTCTCTCACCGTCCCCAACGCCGCCGCCCTGGCCGTGCTGACCGCCTTCATCGCCGGTACAGCCGAGGCCGCTCCGGCCACGACACCCAGCCCCGCAAAGGAGCCCGCACCTGCCCCAAAGTCTGCGGCAGCCCCCGCGGCTGCGCCTGGCCCAGCTACTGCGCAGGTGCAGGAGGTCGCTGCGCCCGCGAAGACGGCCAGCGCACCGAGCCCTGCTGCCGAATCTGCGGCGGCCGCTGCGCCAGCCTCGACTGCTGCGACTGACCCCGTGAACTATGAGCAGGTGAAGCAGGTCGTTATCGCGATCACAAAAACCAAGGGCCGGGACGTGGCGGTGGCCGCGCTCGCGCAATTCGGCGTCGCCAAGGCGCAAGACCTGAAGCCGGAGCAGTACGCCGATTTCGTCGCCCAAGCCAAGGCGCTGCTGGCAGAAAGCACGCTGGCATGAGCTCGCACGCCGTCCTCTCGCCTTCCAGCGCCGCGCGCTGGATGGCCTGCCCCGGCAGCGTCGCGCTGTGCGATGGCGTGCCGGACAAGAGCAGCGACTTCGCCGACGAAGGCACCGACGCCCACGAACTGGCCGCGCTGTGCTTGACCACGGGCGCGAACGCAGACGCCCACCTGGGGGCCACGATGGGCAAGGGCAATGTCGTGGATCGCGACATGGCCACCCACGTGCAGGCGTACCTCGACTATGTGCGCGACGTGGTGCACAGCACCGGTGGCGAGCTGCTGGTCGAACAGCGCCTGCCGATCGACCACATCACCGGCGAGCCTGGCGCCCACGGCACGGCCGACACCGTGATCCTGGCCGACAGCGAGCTGATCGTGGTGGACCTCAAGTACGGGCGCGGCGTGTCGGTGGGCGCCGAGCACAACCCGCAGTTACAGATCTACGCGCTGGCCGCGCTCGAGCAGTTCGCGCTGCTGGGCGACTTCACCACAGCCCGCCTGGTAATCCACCAGCCGCGCCTGGGCTCGGTGAGCGAGTGGCCCACGCCCATCTCGGACCTGCAGACCTTCGGCCGCCAGGCCACGGAAGCCGCAGCAGCCACGCGCCAGGCCGGCGCGCCGCTGGTCGCGGGCGGCTCGCAGTGCAAATTCTGTCGGGCCAAGGCCAACTGCCCTGCCCTGGCCGCCCGCGTGCAGGAGGCCGTCGGCGCCGATTTCGAGAACCTGACCTCCTTCGACCGTGGGCACACGGTGGCCTGGACACAAAAGCGCGAACAGATGTCGGCCGACGAGCTGGGCACGGCCCTGGCAGCCGCCGACCTGATCGAGCTGTGGCTCAAGGCCGTGCGTGCCGAGGTCGAGACCCGCCTCCTCGCCGGTCAGGCCGTGCCCGGCTTCAAGCTCGTGCAGGGCAAACGTGGCAACCGCGCCTGGTCCTCCAAGGAGGAAGCTGAGGCCGTGCTGAAGGCCATGCGCGTGAAGCACGACCAGATGTACGAGTACAGCCTGATCAGCCCCACCACGGCCGAGAAGCTGCAAAAGGACAACGTCATCGGCCCGCGCCAGTGGCCCAAGTTGGCCGCCCTCATCACCCAAGCCGAGGGCAAGCCCAGCGTGGCGCCCGAGTCCGACAAGCGCCCCGCCCTGGTGCTCGCCGCTGCCGCCGACGACTTCGAAGACGTCAGCAGCGAGCCCTCCTGCGACCTCGTTTAACCCACCACCACCACCGAAAGACCACCATGAAACTCAAGCTCACCAACGTCCGCCTCGCATTCCCCGCCCTGTTCGAGGCCAAGACCGTCAACGGCGAGGGCAAGCCCGCCTTCTCCGCCGCGCTGCTGATCGACCCGGCCGACCCGCAGGTCAAGACCATCAACGCCGCCATTGAAGCGTGCGCCAAGGACAAGTGGGGCGCCAAGGCCGAAGTGATGCTCAAGCAGCTGCGCGCGGCCGACAAGACCTGCCTGCACGACGGCGACCTGAAGGCCAGCTACGAGGGTTTTCCCGGCAACCTCTTCGTCAGCGCGCGCAACCCCATGCGCCCCACTGTGCTGAATTCCGACAAGACGCCCCTGGTGGCCGCCGACGGCAAGCCCTACGCCGGCTGCTACGTGAACGTGGTTCTCGACCTCTGGGCCCAGGACAACAATTTCGGCAAGCGCGTCAACGCCACGCTGAGCGGCGTGCAGTTCCTGCGCGACGGCGACAGCTTCACCGGCGGCGGCGCGGCCAGCGAAGACGAGTTCGACGACGTGAGCAACGGCGCCACGGCCGACGACTTGGCTTGAGCATGTCGCACAACCCACCTGCTGTAGTTCGTTTCGTGCCCGTGCTCGGCAGGTGGTTCGTGTGCCACGCGCGCAGCTACCAGAACGCGCTTCGGTCTTCTGTCAACGGCACTTTCACGCGGCAAGAGGCAGTGCAACTGGCGGAGCAGCACGGCTTCGCTGTTCAACACCACGCGCAAGACCCCCTGCAGCGCTTTTCGGAAAGAACCACATGACCAACATTTCCCGCGAAGCGGTTCGCGCGTTGACCCTCGACAACGACCCGGACGCAGCTTTGCAGGCCGTGGCGCAAGCCCTGGACTTGCCGGCGGAGACAGTCGCTGAGTGCGTGTTGGAGGTGGTGGCGTAATGCTCACCCCCCAGTTCATCCTCGCCTTGTCGGCCAAGCTGGTGATCGACCTGTTCGCCGGCGGCGGCGGGGCCAGCACCGGCATCGAGCAGGCCATCGGCCGGCACGTGGATGTGGCCATCAACCACGACGCCGACGCCATCGGCATGCACGAGATCAACCACCCGCAGACCCGGCACTACCGGGCCGACGTGTGGGAGGTGGACCCGCTGGCCGTCACGCGCGGCATGCAGGTTGGCCTGTTGCACGCCTCCCCCGACTGCACGCACCACAGCCAGGCGCTGGGCGGGCAGCCGCGATCCCAGGCCATCCGCTCGCTGGCCTGGGTGGTGCACCGCTGGGCTGGGAAGGCCAAGCCCGACGTCATCACGCTGGAGAACGTCGAGCAGATGCTGCAGTGGGCGCCGCTGGTGGCCAAGCGCTGCCCGGCCACCGGCCGCGTCATCACGCTGGACAAGGTGACCGACCCGGCCACCGGCAAGGCCGCGTTCCGCGTGGCCGCCCCGGGCGAGGTCGTGCCGCGGCACAACCAGTTCCTGGTGCCCGACCCGAAGCGCAAGGGCCGCAACTGGGACCACTTCGTCGCCGGCCTGCGCGCCATGGGCTACAAGGTGGAGTGGCGGGTCATCTGCAACGCCGACCTGGGCGCACACAGCACGCGCACCCGGCTGTACATGGTGGCGCGCCGCGACGGCCTGCCCATCGTGTGGCCCGAGGCCACGCACGCCAGGCGTCCCGCCGGGGCACGCAAGGCTTGGCGCCCGGCCGCCGACTGCATCGACTGGAGGATCCCCGGGCGCAGCATCTTCGGGCGCGAGCGGCCCCTGGCCGAGGCCACGATGCGGCGCATCGCTCACGGCCTGCGCAAGTTCGTGTTGGACAGCCCGGAGCCGTTCATCGTCAACAACATGACGGGCAACGCCCCGCGGCCGGTATCGGAGCCCATCGGGCCGGTGCTGACCGGCGGGCACAAGATGCTCGTGGCCCCAACGCTGATCCAGATGGGCTACGGCGAACGCGAGGGGCAGGCGCCGCGCGCGCTGGACCTGCGCGCACCGCTGGGCACGGTCACGGCCGGCGGTCAGAAGTTCGCCACGGCTGCCGCCTACCTGGTGCAGGCCGGCCCCGGCGAGGGCAGCGGCGCCACGAAGCGCTGGAGCGCGGGCGCCAACGGCGTGCACGAGCCCATGGGCACGGTCACCGCCAGCAGCGTCAGCCGCAGCCTGGCCACCGCGTTCATGGTGCAGGCCAACGGCGGCTTCAACACCACGCCGGCGCGCGGCCTGCGCGAGCCTGTCTCCACGGTCACCACCAGCGGCAGCCAGCAGCAGCTGTGCACCATGCACCTGAGCCAGGACGACGAGGCTGGCGCGCTGCGCTGCGCGGCGTTCCTTCTTCGCTACCACGCCAGCGGCGGCCAGTGGTCGGACCTGCGCGACCCCATGACCACCATCACGACGCACGACCGCCTGGCGCTTGTGACGGTGTGGCTCAAGGGCGAGCCCTGGGTGATCGTGGACATCACGCTGCGCATGCTGGTGCCGCGCGAGCTCTACAACGCCCAGGACTTCCCCAGCAGCTACGTGATCGACCGCACCGCCAGCGGCAAGGTCCTGACCAAGACCGCCCAGGTGCGCATGGCCGGCAACAGCGTCAGCCCCTTGCCCATGCGGCTGATCGTGGCCGCCAACTACTCGGAGGCGCAGGCGGTGCAGCCGCGCAAGGTGGCGTGATGTCAGCCCGGAACGAACCAACTCCCGTCAGCGCGCTGTTCATGGCAGACAGCAGTAGCCGCGTGCCGTCGAACCAGAAGCAAGCCATGCACAGCATCGCTGCGATTCACGTAGCCCTCGCCCCCGACGGCAATCACCTGGCCGTTGTCGGCCACCATGCGCCAGTACCACTGCTGGTTTTGGTTGGATTTCCAAAGCTGGAACTTCACCTTCGTTCTCCTCGCGCATACGTCGCGCAGGAAACATTTTGCAGCAGTTCGGGGGCCGCACGATGAAGCTCTGGCTCGACCTCGAAACCTACAGCGAAGTGCCGATCACGCACGGCACGCACGTCTACGCAGCCGCAGCCGAGGTGCTGCTGTTCGCATGGGCGGTAGACGACGGCCCGGTCTCGGTGTGGGACGTCACCGCCGACCCGTTGCCGTCCGATGAGCTGTGCACGGCCCTCGGCCAAGCCGATGAGGTCTGGGCACACAACAGCCACTTCGACCGCACTGTGCTGTCGCACGCGATGCCGCCGCTGTGTGCCGCGCGCGAGCGCTGGCGCGACACGATGGTGCAGGCCCTGGTGCACGGGCTGCCCGGCGCTCTGGGCGCGTTGTGCGAGGTGCTGCAGGTGCCCGTGGACCAGGCCAAGGACAAGGCCGGCAAGCAGCTGATCCAGTTATTTTGCAAGCCCCGGCCCAAGAACAGCAAGCTGCGCCGCGCCACGCGCGAGACGCATCCTGTGGAGTGGGAGCGCTTCGTGGAGTACGCCGCGCTCGACATCGCCGCCATGCGCGAGGTGCACTCGCGCCTGCCGGTCTGGAACTACCGCGGCGCCGAGCTGGATCTGTGGCACCTCGACCAAGCCATCAACGACCGCGGCGTGGCCGTGGACCTGGATCTCGTGCGTGCGGCCATCGCCTCGGTAGAGGACGCGCAGCAGGCGCTGGCCGCGCGCACGCAAGAGCTGACGGCCGGCCAGGTGGAGAGCACCACGAAGCGCGACAAGCTGCTGGAGTTCGTGCTGCAGGAGCATGGTGTGGACCTGCCCGACACGCAGATGGCGACGCTGGAGCGGCGCATTGCCGATCCTGACCTGCCGCCGGCGCTGCGCGAGCTGCTGGGCATTCGCCTGCAGGCCAGCACATCCAGCACGGCCAAGTACAAGACCCTGGCGCGCGGCACCAGCGCCGACGGCCGGCTGCGCGGCACGCTGCAGTTCTCGGGCGCCAGCCGCACCCGGCGCTGGGCTGGCCGCCTGTTTCAGCCGCAGAACCTGCCCCGCCCCGTGCTGGAGCAGGAGGACATCGACCTGGGCATCGAGGCCATGAAGGCGCGCTGCGCGGACCTGGCCTACGACAACGTGATGCAGCTGGCCAGCTCGGCCATCCGCGGCACGCTCGTGGCGCCGCGCGGGCGCAAGCTGGTGGTGGCCGACCTGTCCAACATCGAGGGCCGCGACCAGGCCTGGCTCGCGGGTGAGCGGTGGAAGCTGCAGGCCTTCCGTGACTTCGACGCCGGCACGGGCCCCGACCTCTACAAGATGGCCTACAGCAAGAGCTTCGGCGTGAAACCCGATGACGTGACCAAGGACCAGCGCCAGGTCGGCAAGGTGCAGGAGCTGGCGCTGGGCTACGAGGGCGGCGTGGGCGCGTTCGTGACTTTCGCGGCGGCCTACAGCATCGACCTGGAGGCCCTGGCGAAGCAGGCCGCGCGCGCTACTCCCCCTGAGACGATGGGTCAGGCGCACATCATGCTGCAATGGCACCGCGACCAGGGCCGCAACCCGCCGAGCGACCTGGGCCTCACCGACCTGGCCTGGCTGGTGTGCGAGTCCTTCAAGCTGGGCTGGCGCAGCGCGCACAAGGCCATCGCTGGTTACTGGGCCGAGCTGCAGGGTGGCGTTGTGCAGGCCGTCGAATGGCCCGGCCAGACGGTGCGCATCGGCATGCTCAAGGCCCGCCGCGACGGCAACTGGCTGCGCATAGGCCTGCCGTCGGGCAGCGTCATGTGCTACCCGTCGCCCCAGGTCATCGGCGGCCAGATCAGCTACATGGGCAATAACCAGTACAGCCGCAAATGGTCACGGCTCAAGACCTACGGCGGCAAGCTGTTTGAGAACGTGTGCCAGTCCGTTGCGCGCGACGTGATGGCCCACAACATGCCCGCCATCGAGGCTGCCGGCTACCAGATCGTGCTGACCGTGCACGACGAGGTGATCACCGAGGCGCCGGACACGTCGGACTACAGCGCCGACCACCTCGCCAGCCTGCTGGCTGCCAATCCCCCCTGGGCGCCGGACCTTCCCCTCAACGCCGAAGGCTTTGAAACCGACAGGTACAAGAAATGACGCACGAAGAGATGTTGCGCACGTTCATCTACGAGCCCGACACCGGCCTGCTGCGCAAGGTCAGGAACGCTCGCAAGCCCTACCCCTGGCGCCCGATCGGCACCGACGGCAAGTATCTGGCGACCACGATGCCAGACGGCACCACGATGTACTTGCACCAAGCCGTCTGGTTCTACCACCACGGCGTTGTGCCGTCGATGGTGGACCACAAGAACCGCGACACGCGCGACTGCCGCATCGAAAACCTGCGCGCGTGCTCGCCCGCGCAGAACCAATTCAACAGTGCTCGCAAACACAACAACCGGGCCGGCGCCAAGGGCGTGGTCTTTCACAAGGCCTGCAAGTCGCGGCCCTGGCAAGCCAAGATCGCCCACGGCGGCAAGGTCCACAGCCTGGGCTACTTCGCGACCGTCGCGGAAGCGTCGGCAGCGTATGCCGAAGGCGCGAAGCGCGTTGCAGGCGAGTTCGCGAGGGCCGACTGATGAAGCCCGACGTTGCAGACCTCTTCAAGACCGTCGCCGAGCGCGACGTGGAACGCGCTCTGGTGCAGCGCGTCGAAGCCGCCGGCGGCCTTGCCTGGAAGTTCACCAGCCCCGGGCGCCGCGGCGTGCCCGACCGCGTGGTGATGCTGCCTGGCCGCCCGCCCGAATTCGTGGAGCTCAAGCGCAAGGGCCAACGCCCACGCCCCGACCAGGAGCGCCAGCACGGCCGCATGCGCGCGGCCGGCGCCGTGGTGCATGTCATCGACGACGAGGCCGGCATCGACCGGCTGCTGGAGGATCGACCGTGAACAAGAAGATACAGGCCGATGTCCGTGAGTGGCTGCGCGACCAGCCGGACGGTGCATCGGTGAGCGAGCTGATGCAAGTGCTCGGGCGTGACCGGGCGACGATCGCCAAGGAGTTGGAAATCATGCCCGACGCCTACATCGACCGCTGGCGCGCGGTTCGCGCTGGGGACTACGAAGCCGTGTGGTGCGTAGTGCCCGTGCCCGAGCACTGCCCGCATCCGGATGCGGAGGTGGCGGCGTGATCCCCCGCAAGCACTTCACCGCCCGCCCCTACGGGCACCTGATCACCAACCACATCCTGACCCATGACCGCTGCGCGATCTGGGCAGGCATGGGCCTGGGCAAGACCGTGAGCACGCTCAATGCCATCCACGCGCTGCAGCTGGTGGAGGACGACCCGGTGCTGGTGGTAGCTCCGCTGCGCGTGGCGCGCACCACCTGGCCGGACGAGGTGCGCAAATGGGAGCACCTGCGCGGCCTGTCCGTGGTGCCCATCGCGGGCAGCAGCCCGGAGCGGTTGATGGCCCTGCGCACACCTGCGCAGATCTACACCGTCAACTACGAGAACCTGCCCTGGCTAGTGGAGCACTGGGACGAGCGCTGGCCGTACCGCACCGTAGTGCTGGACGAGGCCACGAAAGTCAAGGGTTTTCGGCTGCGCCAAGGCACACAGCGCGCCCGGGCCCTGTCCCGGGTGGCGCACAGCAAGGTGCGGCGCCTGGTGGAGCTGACCGGCACGCCCAGCCCCAACGGCCTGCAGGATCTGTGGGGACAGGCCTGGTTCATCGACAAGGGACAGCGCTTGGGACGCACCTACTCCGCTTTCAGTCAGCGCTGGTTCCAGGCCTCGCACGATGGCTACGGCACCACGCCGCTGGAGCACGCCCAGCGCGAGATCCAGGACCTGATGCGCGACGTGTGCCTGACCGTGGATGCGAAGGATTGGTTTGACCTGCGCGAACCCATCGTGAACACCATCTACGTAGACCTGCCGATGCAGGCGCGCAAGCACTACCGCGAGATGGAAAAGGCGATGTTCACCGAGATCGAAGATCACCAGGTGGAGGCTTTCAACGCGGCCGCGCGCACGATCAAGTGCCTGCAGATCGCCAACGGTGCGGCCTACGTGGGCGAGGCCGGCGACGCCTGGAAAGAGCTGCACGACGCCAAGCTGCAGGCGCTCGACAGCATCGTGGAGGAAGCCGCCGGCGCGCCGGTGCTGGTGGCCTACCACTTCAAGAGCGACCTCGCCCGGCTGCAGCGCGCCTACCCCGGTGGCCTACTGCTCTCCTCTGACGAAGGGCTGCGCGCCGCTCAGGCGGGCAAGGGCCGGGTCTGGTTCGGCCACCCAGCCAGCATGGGCCACGGCGTGGACGGTCTGCAGCAGCACTGCAACATCCTGGCGTTCTTCGGCCACTGGTGGAACCTGGAAGAGCGCCTGCAGATGACCGAGCGCATCGGGCCGACACGCCAAATGCAGGCCGGCCACGACCGCCCGGTGTTCGTGCACAACATCGTCGCGCGCGACACCGTGGACGAGTTGGTGATGCAACGCATCGCAACGAAGCGCGAGGTGCAGGACCTGCTGCTCGAAGCGATGAAGACCCGGAGGGCACGCTGATGCCGCAGACCAATTTTGCACTTTGGGACCGTGAGACGCTGGAGCGCTTTGCGCGCGAGGCCGCGGATGAGGTCCACCGGCTGCGTGCGGACCTGCGCGTCGCGCTGGGCGCGTATCGCGTGCTGGTGATGCAGGTCGAACGAAAAACTGCAGGAGGTGCAGGAGCATGACGGCCGAGGTCCTGACCACCCCCTTCCTCACGGCGGCCGAGATTGACGAGCTGTGCGCTCCGCTCACCCAGCGGTATGCCCAGATGCGCCACCTGTGCACCCTGCTGGACGTAGACAGCCTGCCGCGCCGCCCGGATGGGCTGCCGCTGGTGGGGCGCCGGCTGATCGAAGAGCGCCTGAACAAGACCGGCGCCTACGAAGCCCCGGCCGGCTTCAACTGGAGCCGGTGATGGGTCGCAAACGAGACCGCGCCTCGGGCTTCGGCCTGCTGCCGCGCATGGAGGCCAGGCCGTGGAGCGACGGCAAGACGGTCAGCTACCGCTATCACCCCGTGGGCGGCAAGCCGATCGCACTGGGCACGGACAAGCGCGCCGCCATCCAGAAGGTGCTGGACCTGAACGGCGCGAGCAGCGACATCGGCACCGTGCAGGAGCTGTGGCGGGCCTACCAGGAAATGCCGCAGTGGAAGCGCTTGGGCGAGCGCACGAAGGCCGATTACGAAGCCTACAGCGTCAAGCTGCTGGAGGTGATGGGGAAGGTGTCGGCGCGGCTGGTCCGGCCTGCAGACGTCGCGCGCTACCTGCGTGTGGAGCGCGCCGACGCACCGGTGCGCGCCAACCGGGAAGTCGCCCTGCTGTCCAACCTGATGAACGTGGCCGTGGAGCGTGGCGACATCGACGCCAACCCCTGCAAGCAGGTCAAGCGCAATCAGGAGCGGCCGCGCACCGAGGCGCCCGAGCCGGCCGAGTTGTCCAGGTTCATCGCCTGGCTGCAAGACCAGGGAGGACAACGCCGGGTCATCGCCCTGATGGCCGAGTTCGCCGCTTTGGCGGGCTCGCGCCGGATCGAGTTCATCCACCTGACCCTGCCCCAGATTGACAACGACGGCGAGGTGATACGGCTCATGCGCGCGAAGCAGCATGGCGGCACGAAGCGGGTAGAGAACGTCCTGATCTCGCAGGCGATGGAAGACCTGGTGCGCAGGCTGCGCGCGCTTCCGCGGCCCGAAGGCTGCCTGCACGTGTTCGTCACCAGGGATGGCAACCCGTACACCGACAGCGGGTTTTCTTCGACGTGGCAGCGGGCCATGACCCAGGCGCTCAAGGACAAGGTGGCGCCTCGCCGCTTTACCTTCCACGACCTGCGGGCCTACTACACGACCCAGCACAAGGCCCAGTACGGCGCCCTGCCTGAGCTGCACGCGGACACGAAGACCACGGCCAAGGTGTACGACCGCTCGCGCGTGTCGGTGCGCAAGGGGCTCTGAACGCTCTCTGTTTCCGTGGGAAGATGCCCCGGCAAGGCCGCGCCAGGCAACAGCCAGAAGGACGTGGTAATTCCCACGGAGCGGCCCGGAACCCGCATGGATACTAGGTTGAGGGTTGGACTCTTAATCCGTTGGTCGAGTGTTCGAGTCACTCAGGGCCCACCAAGCTATACAAGGAAAGCGCGCTATCGAAAAGGTAGCGTGCTTTTTGCTTTATTCCCACCGCGGGAATATCGAGCTGGCAGAGCGCCTACCTCTTGAGCCCCAGCCCACCCGCCGGCTTTGCCGCGATCGGCGCCCGGCACGCTTCCAGCGCCGCGACAAGCTCACTCTCATACCCCGCGCGCCGCTCGATCTCGGCCATCGCGGCAGCGGCGAAGCCATCCAGGCTGACAGGCGGGCGCAGCCCCTCCGTTGGGTAGACTGGCCGCGTCGGCAGCGGCTCCTGGCACTGCACAGGGATAGGTACGTCGACCCTCTGCATTTTGACCACCGGGGCGGCGCTACACCCCGCCAGAACTGCGCAAGCAGCTATGAAGTAGATAGCACGCATCACGGAGCCCCCCGATTTTTGAGCCAGTTGTCGACCCTCACCCTGGCGCTGGCGCAGTCGTCGCCGGGCACGGCCGGCGGTGCGGCAAGGATGGCGTCGGCGCGCTTTGCCCTGGTGGCCGATGCCTTGCGGGCCTGCGCGCGGGCCGCGTCCGCTTCTTTCGCCCGCTGATCGGCCAGCGTGCGCAGATCGTCCGTGGCGTCGCTGCAGGCGCTGGCGTCCGCGCGCGCAGCGTCCAAGTCGCGCTTTTGTGCCTTGGCCTCGGTGCGCAGCGTCGTGACCGTGTCGCGCTGGTCGAGCCAGGCCCAGCCGGCCAGCAGGTTCAGCGCCGCGCTTGCAATGAGCGCATACCCCATTGGCGCGATCACTTCCACCACCTCCACCACTGCAGCATGGCCCACCAAATCGGGTTTGTCGGCATGTCAGCTCCTTGCAAAGATGCGGCGCCACCAGGGCAGGCGCTCAGGCTGCGGCTCCGGGGCCAGGGTCGGCACGGGCTCGACCGGCTCAGGCGTCAGCGGCGCCGGCTCCTGCGGCTCTACCTGAGCAACCACGGTCGCGCGGCCTTCGCGCACGTCCCGCAGGCAGTGCTGCACTTCGTCGGCCCGGCGGTTCGCCAGCCCCTGCACGAAGGTGAACACCTTTTTCTTCGTCGCCGGGTCAATGTGGCTGACGTAGCTCCACACGATCGAGCCGTCATCGCCGCGCGCAAGCCGGTTGCAGCCGCGCTCCCACTCGCCGCGGTTCCACGCCGCCATGGCGCCACTGCCGCACGTGGCCGAAGCCCCCTGATTCCAGGCGTGGCTGCTGGCCGCGTCGAACACCGACTGCGGCACGTCCGCCCGGGTAAAGCACCGCGCCAGTTGCGTCTGCACGCGCAGCAGCACGGCGGTTTCTTCCTGCAGGCATTTCTCAGGCGACCAGCGCTCGCCCACCACCACCGGCAGCTTCGTGGTGTGGCGCGTGAGCCCACGGCAAACCGTTGGCAGGCCCTGAGCGAGCTTGTCCGCGTAGACCAGCCCGGGGTCGCGCTTGTCTGGCTCCCAGGCAGTCAGGAGGGCCAAAATCCCAGCCCCTGCTGCCAGGACGACAGCGCCGCCCTTGGTGTTGATGGGGATGGGCTTTGGCTGTGGTGGCTGCGGATTACGCATCGCTGTACCCCTGTTTGACCACGCGCGCCGCGGCTACCGCGAAGTTCAGACCCACTGCGGGGATCGTGATGTACAGCGGCGTGCCGTAGATGCGGTAGGCCCACCACGAGCCCCAGGCGGTGAACACCGCGGCCAGTAGCGACAAGCGCACGCTCCATGCGCGGCGCAGCACCGTGCGCCAGTCGGAGACCAGCCTCATCGCTTACCCCCGGACTCCGTGGCGCGCCCGCGCAGGATGGCCAGCGATTCCTTGATCTCCTGGGTGGACTTCTGCAGGTCGGACACCTGGCCCTTGAGCTCTTTCAGGGACTCTTTCGTCGCGTCCCGATCCTTGTCGGCCAGCACTTCGACCTGCGTGATGCGGCCATCCTGGCGTGTTTGGTCCTCGCGGTAGGCGCCGTAGGCCACCGCAATCGAGATGACAAAGACCAGCGTCTGGATGATGGTCCCGCTGTTGACGGTGGGGTCGAATTTCATGATGCGTCGGGCGGTAGTGGGCATGCGGTACAGCTCCTTTGCGGGCAACAAAAAACCCGCGCTGGGCGGGTTGGCGTCGGTCAAGGCAGAGGCGGGCATCAACCCTCCCAGCGGGGCACGGTGGACCAGGTGACAGGAGCGCGCAGCTCGTAGCCGGGGATCGGAAACCACATTTGCGGCGAGTACTGACCCGAGAACACGTTGTCCACCTCGAACCCGTAGCGGCCGCGCAGCACCAGCGGGCCGATCAGCCGCCGCTCGGTGTTGAGGATCCACGCATCCCCGCAGCGCACCACGGACACGCTCAAGCGCCCCTCTTTGCCCTGCCAGCGCTCGACGGGTAGCGAGGGGTCCACGGGTATGCCCAGGCTCCAGGCGCGGTACTCGCCGCCGTTGCGCCGATACCAGGCTTTGCGGGCCTTGTCGCTTCGGGGATGGTGGCCGGGGCACCAGTAGCACTTGGCGACGGCTTCGCGGTACTCGTCGCTTGCCGGATCGGGGTTGAGCCAGTAGCCCACCACCGGCCTGCCGCCAGCGGGCGTCTCGTGCCACGGGCCGTTATCGCCGTGCCCGGTGATGTTGAGCATGGGCGCGATGTCGTCGTCGGCCCAGTCGGGACGCACGTCGATCAATCGCTCGGCTTCCCACGGCATGGCCTTTGCGATCTTGCCGGCCCTGAGCAGGCGGGTTTTGAGCTTGGCAGCAAAAAGGCCGCTTGAGCGGCCTTGTGCGAGGGTGAGGGCGTCCTGTGCTTGTCGGTGTAGATCGGGCGGGACGCCGGCTATGGTCAGCAGCTTGGAGGGGTTCACGGCCGCTCCTCCTGCCGCACGGGAGCGTCGATCACCGCATCCGCATCAATCGCATGTCCAGCGGCAATCAGCAGCGCGAGCCCGGCTGGCAAATCAACGTTGTCCAGGTCGATGTAGGTGCGCACGCTCGCATCGCGGATCACCGCCTGCACCTGGGGATTGCTGTCCGCCAGGATGGACCATTTTGCCGAGCCGAAGCGGTCGAAGAACGCGCCTACTGTGATGCGACGCGGCTCGGGCATTGCGGTTGCTACCGGCTCAGGTAGCCGCACTGCATCGGGGTAGTGCTCGGCCACGAACTCGGGCGTGGCAATGATGACGTTGCCGTCTGTGAGTTGGTATCGCATGGTCACACCGCCGTGTCAGCGTAAAACTTGAGGAAGGCGTAGCCGTTACCGCCAGGCGAAGATGTGGTATAGGTTGTTGAATTGAATCCCTTTGCGCCGCCGCCACCTCCGCCGAGGCCGCCTGTGCTGGTCGCTGAACCACTGCCGCTACCACCGCCACCATTGCCTCCGCCTCCGCCTCCGCCTCCGCCTCCGCCTCCGCCTCCGTTGCCGCCAACGCCGGCGGTGGAGCCGCTGCCTCCATAGAAGCTAATACCCCACTCGGCCGCCGACCCTGCGTCAAAATACGTTCCCGGATTCGCCGCAGGGCTGCCATCTGCCGCCGCCGTGCCCACAGCGCCACCGCCAATCGAACCAGACGACGGACCGCCAGTGCCGCCGCCGCCGCTAAAATCCGTGCCGGCGGATGTAGTCGCGTTGCCCCCTTGAGCTAGGATGTCCACGCCAGCGCCGCCCGTCGTCCAACCACCCGTTGCGCCGACATAGCCGGGCTTTACGGACGCCGCGCCAAAATCCCAGGCTGCCGGCAGGCTTGGGCCGTTGGGCAATCCCACTGTTGGGTTACCCGGTCCACCAGGGCCACCTGGAGCGGCGTATGTCACCCCACCAACGGTGATCTTTGTATCGCCTCCAGCGTTGCCAGATGCCGGGTTGACACCAGCAGAGGAGACCGCGCTGGCGCCACCGGCGCCGATCTGTACAACTACAGTGTCGCCTTTCTTGACGCGTACTGTTTTTGCGCCCCATGCCCCGCTGTACCCGCCAGGGCTGCGAGCAGTAGAACTGCCGCCCGCGCCCGACCCGCCCGCCCCGATGGCTCGAAAATGCAGCGTTCCGTCCGCCGGGGCAACCCATGTGCGCGAGACGAATACCGGCACCGTGAGCACGACCTGACCGCGCACTACACGGTCGCGGGTGCGCATCACTTCGTTCAGGATTACAGGATCAAGACTGCTCATATTCACGCCTCGCTTGCGGTCATTCCGGCCATGGAGCCGTCTGGGTTGTAGGTATAGGTTTCGGTGCGGGTCTTGCCGTCCCGTGGATAGCTCACCGTGGACACGCGACCCTGGCCGTCGTAGTTGATCGTGGTGGTTACCCCGTCCTCGGTGACGCTGGAGACGCGGCCGGCGGTGTAGGCGATGGTCATGGCGTCTGCGGGCTTTTGCCCATCTGCCCCAGGAGCCGCCACCCCGATCACCCAGTCCGCGCGCGCTCCCGAGCCGGCAAAAGCATCGACAGCCAGGACCAGCTGGCCAGTCACCAGGTCGTAGCTGGTGACGTAGCCCGACATGCGGGTTGCCGGCACACCCTGGCTGGTGGCCACCAGGTACATGCCGGGCACAAACGAGCGCGAGGACTCAACGGCGAACGTCTTGCTGCCGGCACTGGGCGTAACGCTCGTGGTGCTGTTTGCCTTGAGCTGCTGGGTGGCAAACACCTCGGCTTGGTCGCGGTAGGCGAGAGTCTGGTCGCGCGCGCTGACTGCCGCAGCGGCTGCGGGCACGGCCTCGTTGCGCGCGCTGACTGCCGTGGCAGCGGCCGGCACCGCCTCGTTGCGCGCGGTGACTGCTTCGCCAGCCTTGGCGGTGGCGATCCCCTCCGATTGTTGCGCCGCGACGGCGTAGGCGTAGGCGGCATCGACGTGACCACTTGCGGCGTTGGCTGCGTTGGCCGCCTCCTGCGCGTTGTGTTGCACATTGATCGTCAGGGCGTTCATTTCTGGCACGAAGGGGCCGGGCGCTGCGTCGTCCGTGCCCCCCATGTGGGTGCCGAAGGTATAGGCCATGCCGTTGTATTCGCCCGTCGCCCGCTTTGCCAGAGAGGGGAACGGCGGGATCTGCGAAAGCTGGGCTGCTGGTTGGACTGCCATCAGATGTTGCCCTTTATGCTGAGGTTGAGTGAAGTGGTGCCCCAGGTGTCGGCCCGGATGCCACCGGAGACGAAGCCCAGGGTGTTGAGGTAGCCGTAGCGCGGCAGGCCCGATGCCTCAAAGGGCACCGCCACGTTGATGATTTCGCCCAGGATGGCGTCCGCGTACATGGCCTGCTCGGCGTCGATGACGATGCGGCAGGTCACATTGCGCGCATTGCCGCGTGGCACGATGTCGTAGGTTCCGTCATCGTTGTCCCGGCGATAGGTGTAGCTCTTACGCTCTGCCTCCGCGCCGTACTCCACGCCGCCCCAATCTGCATCTCCGATCAGCTGGCGCCAGTCGCCTACCTTGATGTCGCCGACTGCTACGGCGCCGTTGGCTGGTGCCGTGACGGTGACGGTGATTTCGGCGTTGGGGGCCAGTGGGATGCCGTCCAGGCTCACTTTTTCCAAGGCCGGCAGTGGGGCGAAAAGCAGCTCCCAAAAGCCTGCCGCCTGCGCGAACAGGTCGCCATGCTTTTCGCGGATGACAGGGCCGCCGGGCGTGCTGCGCGCGGTGATGGCATAGGCCGCCCCTTCCGGTCCGTACACGCTGACCCCCGTGACAAAGCCCGGCGTGAGAACGAACGACACCGTACCCTGGCCACGCGCCTTGGTGGAGGCGTAGTCGTCGAACGGCGCCATGCGGTCGGACGGGCCCTTGCGCAGCCAGTAGCTCAGGTCTGCCGGCGGCGGCGTGGTGCGCCCGGTATGCGCGCGCACGCAGGACCACTTCGCGCCCTGGTGGGTGCGCACGTCGTTGACCGCGTAGGCCGCTCCAGACACCCAGGCCACCTCGCCGCCGGCCACGTTGGGCTCGGCAACCGTGGTGCCTGCGGCGATCATGGCAGGCATGATCTTCACGGGCACCATCACCCGCGCGGACGTGTTCATGCCATCTCCTGGGCGATGGCCTTGGCCAATGCCGACACGTTCATGATTTCAGCGCGCATGGCGTTACCCCCACCGGTCACATCGTCTTGCGTCTCAGCGGACACGCGCGTGTTCTCGGCAGCCTCGTCCATGCGCGATTGCAGCCGCTCAACGCGATCAATCAGCCGCTCGAGCAGGGCTTCTGTGCGTGCGGACGCCTGTCCGCCCAACGCCTGTCCCAGCTGTTGCTGGTTCCAGATTCGCGCCGGGCCCGTGGCCTCCAGCTCCCAACCACGCTCTCCCACCACGCGCAGGCCTCCCGAGTGCATGCCCCCGGACGCAAACGCTGGGATGCCCACAGCCGCAAACTCCTTGCGCACATCCTCCAGCCAGTACCCGAGGGCAGAGGCAATGTCCGCCTGCGTAGCTCCCATGCCCCGTGCCTTGTCGGCCACGCGCTGCAGGTCCTCGGCCGTGCCGCTGCCGTACTCGCTCATCAGCATGGCGCGCACGTCGCGCAACTTTGCGATCTGCGCGGGGTCCACCACGTCGTGCGAGCCCCGGCCGCGCCCAAAGTCGTACTCCGTTTGGAAGCGCTGCGGGTCGGTCAGGTAGCCCTGGCCGTACTGCCAGGCGGGAGCAGGAGCGCCGCCCATGCCGCCGCCTGCGCTCCCGCCCGTCTGGATGCCGCCGTAGCTGGGGCCTGTGGCGCCGCCGCCCTTGACGCCCAGCAACCCCATGAGCTGCTGGAAGTAGTAGTCCACCGTGCCCGTGAGCGCCGCGGTGCCGTTGACCATCTCGTCCGCGCGTTTGGCCAGGGTGTCCAGGTACTCGATTTGCGCGTTGATCGCCTTGAGCTGGCGCTCCTCGACAGATAGCTGCACCTCGCCCAGCTCGCCCAGCTCGGACAACTGCCCCGCCAGGACCAGCGTGTCGCGGTCCCGGTCAAACTGCGTGGCGTAGGCGCCGCCGTCGATGCCCGAGCGGGCCGCGCCGATGGCCTCCGACAGACGGTCGTAGTCCGTGAGCGAGCCACCGGCGCGGACCCCTCCGAGCGCCTGCTCGATGTAGACCATCCCTTGAGCGGCGAGCATCTGGGCGGTGCTGTCCACCGTGCCGTACAGGTCGCGCACGTTGTCCTGCAGCATCTCCACGGCACTGCTGATGCCGTCGATGGCGTCGCCGATGAGGCTGGCTTGGTCCTGCAGGGCGGAGCGGTCGCGGTCCACGGCGCGGCGGAACATGTCGTAGGCGCTGCGGATGGCGGCTTGTTTGGCCTGCTCTGCGGCGCGTGCGGCCTCTTCGGCTTGGCGCTTTGCGGCTTCGGCTGCTTGTTCTGCCGACGTGGTGACCTGGGCAAAAGCTCCCGACAGCTGCAGCAGGGCTGCATACGCCTTGCGCCCCGACTCGGTAGTGAGGTCCTGGGCTTCGGCCAGCGCCCGGAACTGGTCGCGGGCGTCGATGGCGTTGATGTCGGGCATCGCCAGCTCCAGCGCTTCGAGCTGGTTGGCGATCATGCGGCGGGCGTACTCGCGCTGCTCGTCGGCCGAAAAGAAGTTCTGGAAGAACGCGCCGGCCGCTTGGCCCATGTTCTCCAACCCGCCGAAGGCATCCACCAGCTTGCTGGCCAGGTCTCCCCCTGCGAGCGAGGCATCGAACATCGCCATGCCCAGCATCTCGAACATGCCGTTCGTGGCCGACAGGCTCGTGGCCAGCCGGGTCAGCGTGTCGATGGCTTTCTCGCCCTCCTTCGCATACTCGCTGGCGACGTAGGTGGTGCGGGTGATCGATTCCGTCACTTCTTCCCACTGGCCCGGAATGTCCGCGTCGCCGTAGGTGGGGGTGAGTGTCTCGTTGGTGCGGCGGCGCTCTTCGGTCGTGGTGACCCACCGGCCGATCAATTGCTCCGCGAGCTGGTTGTTGGCGGTGGCAAGCGCTTCCTGAATCTTCTTCGATACCCCTTCGGCGTCCAGGTCCTTGAGGTCTATGCCAAGTCCACCTGTGTCCGGGTGGATCAGGTCGGTGCCGACCGTCGTGGTCCAGTCCTTGAGCGCGTCCGTGCTGATGCCCAGGACTTCGGCCATGCCCAACGTGTTCTTGCGCATGGCCAAGAACGCATCGTCCAGGGTCTTGCCCATCTGCTGGGATCCCCGGATCTGCTCGTCGTAGCTGCGGTGCAGGGCTTCGGCATGCTGCTGCAGGCGATAGGCTTCGTCCGTGCCGCCCTGCCCCTTGTCGCGCAATGCTTGCAAGCGGGCTTCGGTTTCGCGGATTTCCCGGGCGCGGTCGTTGATCGAGTATTCGGGGCCAGAAAACAGCGAGCCGCCCTGGCGCCAGAGTTCGTAGTGGCTGATGTCGCCCGTACCGAAGGTGCCGCGAATACCACCACCCACGGGCTTGTCGGATTTGAAAGCGCCCAGGGCGTTGAGCACCAGGGCGGCGACGGCGGCGTAGCCGGCTGCGGCCCAGCCAGCGCCAGAGGCGGCACCGGCAGCACCGCCCGTGCCGTAGGCATTGTTGGTCATCAGCAAGGCCGACAGGCCGTCTGTTGCGCCCGTGGAAGCAACCGTGTTGGCGAAGATGGAGCCCGCAGCATTGGCGCCGCTCATCGTGCCGCCCCACAAGCCGGACAGCGCGCCCATGTTCCCGCCAACGCCGCCGCTCAACATGCCGTAGCCGTTGTAGAGCGTGCTGGCGTTACTCGCCATGCCCAGGATGCCGCCACCCTGTGCACCAACCGCCGAGTTGGCCGCCGCGGCAAAGTTGCCGCCGAAGAAGCTCGTGCCGATCTGGATCAGCCAGCGGCGCCCGACCAGCTGCCACAGCACGTCCAGCACGGCAGCCTTGATGGTCTGGCCCACGCGCTTGAAGGCGTCCATGCCGTTGTTGGCCACATCCACGAACACGTCGTGGGCGGTGCGGTCAATGCTGGTGAAGAAGTCGACCCAGGCGCGCTGCTCGCGCTCGCGCACGCCCTTCTTGCCCAGCAGGCCGATCAGCTTCTCGCGTTCTTCGATCTCGCGCTGCAGCTCTTTCCAGCCCTCGCTGTCCTTGTAGAACCCGGCCTGCTTTTCCTTCATCCGCGCCAGGGCGACGCGTTCGATGGCCTCGGCCAGGGTGATGTTCAGCGAGCGGGCCATCTCGGTGGCCTGCTCTTCTTCCTGCAGGCCCTGGACGCGATCCTTGATGGACTTCAGGGCCCCGGCTGCGGCTTCCTGCTGCGAGCGCATCCAGTCCTCGATGCTGTCCGACTCCTTCTTGCGTGCATCGGCGGCGGCTTGTGAGACCTTGATGGCCTCTTGCTGGGCTTGCGTCTGCTTTTCCAGCGCCGTCAGCTCACCCAACGCAGCCCGGACCGATTCGTACTGCACGCCGGTCAGCTTGAGCTTGCCAGACGCGCGCTCCGCGTCCAGCTTGATCAGCATCTTCTCGCCCTCGGTCAGCTTCTCGCCGGTCTGCATCTCCAGCTTTTCGGCGGCGATCTTTTCCTGGATGCTCGTGATCAGGGATCTGTAGCTCTCGTCTGCCTGCTTGGACGCCTGCACGCCGGCCTTGTTGTACTTCGCGCGGATCTCGCCCAGTGCGGCCTGGTGGGCGGCGTTCACCTGCGCGGTCTGCGCCGCATCGCCCTCGGCCAGCGTCAAGGCCTCCTGGTGCCTGGCGTTTTCCTTGGCGAGGTCGGCTGCCTGGCGCTGAGCTTCCGTCATGCGCCCTGTGTCCTGCACGTACTGCGCCACCGCGTTCTTGCGGGCTTCGGCGGCCTTGCCGTCCAGCTCGATCTGCTGGCGGGTCAGCGTTGCCAGGGTCTCCAGCGCTGCGTTGCGTTCGCGGTCCAGCTCGGGGCCGCCCATGCCCGCGAACTTGCCCGAGCGCGTGTTGATGTCGCTCAGCATCTTGCCGGCGTCGCGCAACTTGTTAGCCACCTGCTCGTACTCGCTGTTGAGCGCGCTGACCGTAGACGGCGCGAGTCCCAGCGCCTCACGCTGCTTGGTGATCAGGTCGTCGTACTTCTTGATCAGAGCGTCGATGGTCGGCGTCAGGCCGCTCAGCATCTTCTGCGCGGCACCTTCAGACGCGGAAGCGGCGCCTTCTGCTGCGGCGCCGGCGTCCTTGGCCTTATTGCCGAAGACTTGCCATGCGGTGGCGAGGGCCCCCAAGCCCAGAATGATCCAGCCGATTGCCCCGAACGATGCGATGAACCCCTTCACTGCAATGGCGGCTGCAGTGAAGCCGCCGCCGGCTGCCGTTGCTGCAGCGCCTACCACCCCAAGCCAGTTTGCAACCCCCAGCGCAACCAGCGTCATCAAGGCCGTGACTGTCGCGTCAATGTTGGCGCTCAAAATGCCGAGCGCTCCAACCAACAGGGATGTTGCGGACGTCGCCTCGTTCGTCTTTCCCGCCCACGCGGTCAAGTTGTTGTTCAGCTTGGTCCATGCATCTGCCACCGTAGCAGGCATAGCGTCGGCCTGCCGGCCCAGCTCCTGCATCTGCGAGGTGATGAGCATGAGCTTTTCAGCCGTGAGTTGGCCTTTGCCGACCATCTCCTGCAGCCCGGCAATGGTCACGCCCAACGAGTCGGCGAGCGCTTTCTGCAGCGCCGGCGCGCCGCTGATGACCGTCTGGTACTCGCCCATGGTCATCTTGCCCTGCAGCAGAGATTTCGACCACGCGTCGATCACGCTCTTGGTCTTGTCCGCCGAAGCTGAGGAGACGGTCAGGCCGTAGCTGAGCGTCTCGACCATGGCCACCGTCTGGCCTGTGGTGTAACCCATCTGCTTGAGCGACTCCGACGTTCGGATGAACAGCTCGGACGTATCGGCAATTGGCTTGTAGACCCTATTGCTGACCTCCATCAGCCGCTTCATGGCAGCCTCGCCGGCCTGCACGCTGCCCGTGGCCTGCGCCATGCGGCTGGAGAGCTGGCCCCACGCGTCGGCGTACGCCACCACCTTGGCGACGCTGAACGCAGCGGCCAAGCCGCCCAGGGCCCGCCCCGCCATGTCGGCGCTGCGCTGGATCGCTGCCATGCCAGCGTCCACCTTTTGCTGAGCGACCTTGATGCCCTCTACGAGGTGCACCATGTTCGCCATCATCTGAATTTCCAGGGTGCCAGCGATCACGTCTGCTCCAGAAAAGCAAAAGGCCCGCCGAAGCGAGCCTTGTTCATTGTTCTGCCGAGATCCGGCAGGTCATCTCGAAAATCTATTGGGGAACACCGGCAGCCGCACAATCCGCGCGCTGCGTTTGTTTCCACCGCTCGAAGGCGGCTGAGTCTTTTGCCTGCACGGCTGCAGCTGCAGCAAGTCCGGCATGGACGCATTTGTCCGTCACTGACCCGCTCTTGGCCACGATGTTGTACTGGTCGATGCTGTCCTGAAGCACCTGCCCTTTGATGTCATCCATGCTTGGTGCTGGCTGGCAAGCAGCCAACAACGCTGCGGCCGACACGGCGGCAAAAATACGCATAGCCCCTCCTTTCCGAAAAGGTCATGGTAAGGCCTGAGCGCCCATCGTGTAACCTCTGCTTACTTCACAGCAGCGAGGGACACCATGAGCATCGCCACCGTTCTGATCCTCTTGGCCTTGGCGACGGCCGCGATGATCTGGATCTCGCTTCGCCCGTCCGCTCAGCTGCAGTTGCCAGCCTTGCGCGCCGTGCGGCACTGGACCGACGACGACGAAACCGACGTGGTGGGCGAGTCGCACTACCACGCAGCGATCGCGAAAGTGGCCGGCAACACCGGCGGCGCGCATGCCGACAAGAAGTGCACCGCCTTCCTGGTCCCGCAGGACAGCAACCCCCACGACAAAGACGCCGTCATGGTGGTCATCGATGGCCATCACGTCGGCCACCTCTCCCGAAGCGATGCCTCTGACTTCCGCGAGCGCCTCAAAGACGAAGGCATTCCTGGAGCCGTCACCTCTTGCGGCGCGCATATCGGTTGGGGCGGCAGGGGGCGAGAGGGCAAGCAATTGAGCTACTCCATCAAGCTCAAGGTGTCGATGCTCTCAGACTGACCCTACCCCCTCAGCACATCCTTGATCCGCTGCGCCAGCTCACGCTGGTCGATCTGCTCGGGCTCCGGCGACCACGGCGGCGGGCGCAGGTGGCTCTCGGCTTCGGACAGCTCGCGCACGAACTGCTCCGACATGGAGCGCAGCACGGTCGCCTCCCAGGGCCTGAGCTCCACGCCCTGCAGCTGCGACCACGCTGCGATCTCCTGCCAGCTGAGCGGCACCGGGCCGCCCATTCCCACTTCGCTGTAGCCCAGAGACTCGAGGTGGCCCAGCAGGTAGGCCACCTCGCGCGGGATGGGCGGGTAGTACAGCTCCCCGTCCTTGTCCTGCGCCTGCTTGGCGCGGGTCGGCAGGACCGTTTCCTTCTCGGTCTTGCCGACCTTGTCCCGTTTCTTCGGCGTTGCGTTCCACCAGGCTATTTGCCTGACGTACAGCGTCAGGTCGCCGAAGAGGTCTCCGAAAAATTTCCCCACTCCCTCACGTGCTCGGACACCTGGTCACCGATGAAGCCGATCGAGGGGTCGCCGTACACGGCCAGGGCAAGCTGGCGGCCGGTCAGCTTGTCGTAGGACAGGTTCTGGAACGACTCGGTGATGTCAGCCAGGTACTCGGCCTGCTCTTTCAGCTTGCCGTCCACGGTCTGCTCGAACTTGCCGCGCTTTTGCAGGCGGGCCACGGCGCGGTTGTTCACCTTCACCTGGGCCTGCTGGTACTCCTTGGAGCCCGGGCCGTAGATGGTCACGCCCACGGGCTGCTTCTTGTCGTCGTCGGCGTACAGGAGGTTGTCGCTGGAGTCCTTCAGGTGCAGGAACGTGGTGGCGGCGACGGCCTTGGACTTGATGTTGAGTGCGGTCATGGTTTTCCTTTTGCGGAGGGAGGTTGTGCCCGCGCCCAGCCGCCGCGCTCCGCAAAAGAGCGACAGCAGCCGGGCCGGTGCAAGGGTGGCCTGGCGGCCGGGAATCAGGGGGCGGTCACCTCGACGATGCCGATACCGTCCTTGGAGGTGGTCAGCGACAGCTCCACGCTGGCCGAACGGATGGAGTCCACGGAGGTGGCGGACTTCTCGAAGCTCATCACCTTGGCTTGGAAGTAGTCGATGTCGCCGCCCTGGTACACGACCTTGAAGCTGTAGTCGTCGTCCGAGTTCAGCGCCGCGCTCAGCACCACCTGGCCAGGGTCGGAGCGGTCCATCGCCAGCTGCAGCGTCTTGGTGCCTTCGTTGAAGGAGCCCTTGAATTTCTGCGTGCCGCGCGTGTCGATGGGGTTGTGCGTGGCCTCGTTGTAGCGGCGGCCGTGGGAGCCGCCATCGGTAATCTCGCCGATCTTGGCCCAGCCCGTGAGAGCCGTGTAGCCCGCTTCGTCGAAGGCGGCGGGGCGGGTGGGGGAGATGCTGATCGTGGTGCCAGCAACGGTTTCTACTGCCATGGCAGTTTCCTTTCGTGCAAAAGAAAAGGCCCGCAGATAGCGGGCCAGGGTTGTGCCGTTGCCGGCAAACGGGAGTGGTCAGGCCCGGGCGCGCCGGGACGTGACGAGGAAGTCGATGGTTCGGCCGAAGATGCCGGCGTCGGCGTTGTCCAGGTCCGGACCGATGCCGGCGCTGCGCACGTTGTTCACGGTGATGCCGGCGACCTGCCCGCGCTTGTCGGCGCAGGCGTTGCGCACCAAGCCGATCAGCCGCTCCTTGGTGGGGTAGTCCTTGGCGGCCACCGTGACCTGCACGCGGCCGGTCTCGATCACCGTGGACTCGTCGCCGCTGATGGTGTGGCGGTCGTTGTCGCTGATGTTGGTGTAGGCCAGAGCGGGAAACACCGCGCCCTGCGGGATCGTGCCGGGGTACATGCGCGCAACAGGCACCACGGCCAGCAGTGCGGCGTCCGCCTTGAGCAGCGCCACGATGATCTTGGGAGCCTGGGGGGCGGTCATTCGTTGTCTGCCTCCACGCTGACGCCTGAGGTGTCCAGGCCGTGCTTGGTGGCCAGGCGCTGCTTGATGTAGTTGCCCGCAGCCACGACAGCCTCGGCCCCCTTGGCATCCAGGGCAGGCCTCATGAAGGACTGGGCACTGGCGCCCGGGTGGGCCACGGACGCACCCACGAAGTGCTCGCCAATCCTCAGCGAGCCCCTGGCCAACGCCTTGTTGAGCGTCTTGAGGCTGGCCTTGGGCTTCTCGTCGGGCCGCACCTTGATCCAGTGGGCGCCAGTGCCGAACTCCACGAACTTTGCGTAGAACACATCGGTCTTGATGCTTGCCGTGATGACGCCGCGGCGGTTGCGCGTGCTGACCTTGATGCTGGCCTTCAGGTCGCCCTGGTCCACTGGGACGTTGGCCACCGCTTGCGCCTCCAGCACCTTGGCGCCAGCGCGCATGGCGCCGCGCATCACGTTGTTCTGCAGCTTGTCGGGCAGCTGCTGCATGAACTGCGCCAGCTCCTTCAGCCCCTTGACCTGCGTGGTACTCATGGCGCGCCCCCATAGTCCTTGACCAGCAGCTCGATGCCCTCGCGCCGGCCCAGTTCGGCGGGGCCTGCGACGATCTCGCATACGCGGTCCGGTGCACCATCCACGCCCAGCACCACCAGGCGCATGTCGGGCGTGATGCCGGCGCGGTAGCGCATGCGCACGCGGCTGGGGCGCTCGGCCATCTGCACGGCGTCCTGCACGGTCTCGGACTTCGAGGGCAGCACGTCTTGGACCTGGGCCCAGACGGTGGCGATAGGGCCCCACGTGCGAATCTCGGTGTTGTAGTCGGGGTCGCGCGTGACCGTGTAGCCCTCGATGCGCACGCGCTTGTCCAGGTCTCCGGCTTTCAGCACGGTCACACTCCCAGTCCAATTCTGTGCGGCCAGAGCATCTTCTCGGCACGCGTCATGGTCGAGGCCCTGGCGCTGTCTTCGCGGTTGGCGTAGCGATCGGCCGCGATCTCCAGCACCGCGGCAGTGAAGGCCGCATTGACGACCATCGGCCGGTCGCCGGCGGTGCCCGCGAGCACCGCAGCGTCCAGCGCGGTCTGGTCCGCGAACACCTTGCGGTTGAGGAACATCGCCGCCCAGTCCTCGGCCGCTTCCACCAGCGCGCTCAGCACCACGTCGTCGGCGCTGTCGGCGCGGCAGTAGTCGCGGGCGAGGTCCAGGCTGACGATCATTTCTCGTCCTTGGGCTTGCGGCCGGGCTTCTTGGCGGATTCCTTGTCGTCGCCTGCCTCGTCGCCGGGCTGCGCGTAGCCGCGGGCGACCAGCTCGCGGCCGTGCTGCTCGGTGGTGTCGAACTCCTGGCCTTCAACCAGCACGTCCTTACCCATCAGGATGGGACGGGTAGTGGTCAGCTTCATGGCTTATCTCCAGTGAGGCCGGGCGCCTGGCGAGAGGTGCCCGGCCGTGGGCGTCAGGGAGTGACGGGATCGGCAGGGAGGGTGCCGTAGATGAAGGCCTCGGGGCGCTTGACCGCCAGCGCCACGCGCTCCTCGCAACGCACGGTGATCATGTTCTTCTCGAAGTCGTCGTTGTTCTCGGTGGAGATCACAACGTTGGCGTCTTCGCGGTCGAACAGCTGCGCGCCGTACTGGAAGGAGCCCGTCAGGAACTTGCCGACGAAGGCCGGGATTTCCGTGGCCACCACCGGCAGGTTCCACAGGCTCGGGCTGGTGGTGCCCTGCGGGTTGCCGATGATGTAGCGGCCCAGGGAATCCTTGCGCGTTTCGATCTTGGCCCAGTCGGTGAAGTGCACGACGTGGCCGGTGGCGGGGATGCGCGCCAGCTGGGCCTGCAGCATGGCCAGGCGCAGGTGGTCGATCTGCGTGACCTTCTCAGGGGTGAAGGCCGGGGTATAGGCCGACGCCTGGGGCACGATGCCGTGCAGATGCACACCGGTGCCGTCGCCGAACAGGATTTCCTGCTCCTCGGCGTACTTCAGGCCGAAGCGCAGCTCGGCGTCCACCGTGCTTTGCAGCTGCGCGAAGTCGTCCAGGATCTGCTTGGACGCCTTGAACAGGTGGGCGATGGTGCTCACCGGCGTGATCTTGGTGGCGAAGGTGATTTCCGACTCGGGCTTCTTCGTGTTCTCCGCCACCACCGCGGCGTTGTTGGTGAAGCCGGTCTGCTGCACCCAGAAGATGGCCGGGCTGGTCGTGCGGCCAGGAGCGATCAGGTCGCGGATGAACAGGCGCTGGCGGGGAGCGACGTCGATGCCGGGCAGGCGCTGCGGCTCCACCACGCCTTCAGCCACGCCGGTGGAGATCAGCGCGGCACGGGTCACGGGGATGTTGACACGACGCCCGCCTTGCACGCTTTGCGCGAAAGCCTGCAGCGCGTCGCTCTTGGCCAGGATCTCGCCCACGGTCTGGGCGCGCGTGTCGCCGCGGCCCTGCGTGTTGGCGGCGGCCACGACCTGCTCGACCTCGCCCAGCGATGCCTTCAGCTCTTCGTGGGCCTTGTTCAGGGCGTTGAACTCGCTGGCGATCTTGTCCACGGCGGTTTTCGTCTGCTGGGACATGTCGCCCGAATTCTTGGCCTCCTTCAGTGCCTCTTCGGCGCGCTTGCTGAATTCGCCGGATGCCTTGTCCACGGCGGCTTGTACCTGCTTGAGCAGGTCGGATGCGGAGATTTCCATGATGGTTTCCTTCAAAAACGGAGATTGCTTGGCGCCGCCTCCAGCCTCGTGAGCGAGGCCATCAGGTCGACGAGATTGGCCGCAAGGGCCGGGTCGGCAGCGCCAGGCTTGCCGTCGAGGGCAGCGCTGGGCGTGCCCTTGATTTCTTGGATGAGTTTTCGCCGCTCGCTGCGCGGCATGCCGCTGCTGGCCAGCACCATGTCCAGGCGGCGCACCGCATTGCTTGCAGTGGGTTCTGCGTCGCGTACAGCGTCTGCCGACAGCAGGCCATCGGCCATGCCGCGCTCGATGGCATCGGCGCCGGGAATCCAGCTCTCGGCGTCCATGAGTTCAGAGGCTTTCGCCGCTGCCATGCCGCTGCGTGCCGCGTAGATGTCGGCGATGGTGTTGTCGATGGGTTCGAGCATTTCTGCGGCCGCGCGCATGTCATGCCGGTTGCCCACGGTCACGCCCCAGGCGTTATGCACCATGAAGAAGCCGGCGCGTGCCACTTGAATCTCGTCGCCGGCCATGGCGATCACAGAGGCGATGGACGCCGCGATGCCGAGCACCTTCACCGTGACACGGCCCGGGTGCTCGCGCAGCATGTTGTAGATGGCGAAGCCCTCGAACACGTCGCCGCCCGGGCTGTTGATGTGCACGGTGACATCGCGCTCACCGATGTTGCGCAGCACGGCTGCGATGCGCTTGGCCGTCACGCCGTCCCCGGACCATGGGTCGAAGCCCACGGCATCCAGGATGGAGATCGTGGCCTCGCCCTTTTCCTCGGCCGCGGCCACCGGGCGCCACAGCTCCAAAGCGCGTGGCGCGAGTTCGTAGCCGACACGCGCGCGCACGCCGGCGGCCGGCGGAACAGGGCCCGCCGGCAGGTTTCGTTTCGTCATGGGTCAGCCTTTCGAGGGCTCGTCTTCAAATCCGAGGAAGGCGCGGATGGCCGCCCTCGCCTGCTGGGCGTCTGAGCCCAGGCCGATGGCGTCCAACGTGGTCATCGCCGACTGCACCGTGAGCACGGCGGCGTTGCCGCCCATGGGTTCTCGGTCTTCCAGCTCGCGGATCTCGTCGCGAGTCAGGATGCCCTTATCGACCATCACTCCGTAGAAGGCGGCGCGGCCGGCGCTGTCCGCGCGCAGCAGCCCTTCAACAGCGAACTTCGGGTAGAACCGCAGGCGCTCGGCTGGAGTCAGCAGGTCCTTGGTGATGGACTGCTCAATCCGGCGCAGCCACGGCCCCAGCGTGAAGGTCAGGAACCCGATCATTTGCTGCTCGATCCCGGACCCCCAGCTCGTGGATTTCTCGGTGCGACCGACCATCCAGGGCGGCACGCGGAACCAGCGGCAGATTTCCTCTACTGAGAAGCCGCGAGACTCCAGCAGCTGGGCGTCGGCCGGCTTCACGCCCACGGCTCCAACGTCGATACCTCCTTCAAGCACGGGCACTTCGCCGCGCTCAATGGAGCCGACATACTCCTTCTTGAACTCCTTGCGCTGATCCTCAGTCAGCCAGTTGGCGACTTTGTAGTAGAGGGTCTGCAATAGCCCGGCCTTGAAGGTCTTGCCCGCCGCCTCATCCGCGGCGATGGCGTTGCCGAACACCTGGGCACCGTAGCGGATGACCGACACACCGTTCTTGCCGTCAAGCGAGAAGCCGGGGATGTGCCAGATGCGATCCGCTGGGATCTTGCGCTGCAGCCCGTCGTCTTCGATGTAGCGCCATTCCGTGGTGCCGTTGAGCATGCGCGTGCCGCTCAGCCGGTTGGGATCAAGAAATCGCAGCCCCACGGTGCGCGTGCCGATCATGAGCTTTTCCGCCCTGGCGGCACCGCGCAGCAGCATGGCCGCCACGACTGCCTCCCAGAACACGGACGCCGTGCTGTCCGCATTGGGGCGGTCGTGGATCACGCCGTGCAGCCAGTGGCCGGAGGCGACCTTTTTGCCCGTGGGCGTGCGCTCGTACATCGACAGCGGCAGCGTGGCGATGGTCTCGGATATCAGTCGCGTGCACGCCCACACTGTGGACAGGCTGAGCATGGTGCGCTCGTTCACGTCCACGCCGGCCATGCTCATGCCTGGAAACAGCGTGGCCATGCCGTCGCTGTCGGTCGAGGAGACCTCTTGGCCAAGCCAGCCCAGCAGCGCAGCGCGCACGCGCCCGATGCGGTTGTGCTTTGGTTTCGTCATTTGGCTCCTGCCTTGATGCCGCTGCGCAGGAACCCGTCAAGGCCTCCCTGGACTGCGTGCGTGAGACTGGCCCCGGTCGCCATCAGCAACGCGGCCATGTCGTCGATCTTCTCGGTGGAGCGCTTCTTGTCCGGCGCCTTGTTCAGGTTCGCGTCTTCGCGCGCCACCAGGTTGGAGGCGTTCCAGTTCAGCACCGGGTCATTGCCGTGGGCCAGCTTGCCGGCCATGTAGTGCAGCTCCAGGTCCTGCATGGCCGGGTGGTAGCTCTTGGGCCCTTGGATGAAAAGCTCCATCGGAATGTCGGCGTCCTTCAGGTGCTGCACCGTCTGCACCGCGTTCCAGTTGTCGTAGGCCACCGTGACCAAGTTGAAGGTGTCGCGCACCTCCAGCACCTTGGCCTCGATGGGCGCGTAGTCGATGACCTCGCTGCCCGACTCGATCAGGTGCCCCGCCTCAATCCAGGCCTGGTACGGCACCAGCCCCCGGGCGACGCGGCGGCGCGTGGCCGCCGGCGGCACCCAGCGCCAGCCGTAGGTGTAGAGCCAGCCATCCAAGCGCCAGACCAACCGGAATGAGGTCAGGTCGTTGGTGCTCGACAGGTCCAGGCCGCCCCAGCACGGCACGCCGCGCAGGGCTTCAAGGTCCACCGCGGCGCGGCACTCGCGCCACTTCGTCAGGTTCACCCAGCCACCGGCCACCGAAGAAGGCCGGTTCAGGCGCTTGATCTTGAATTCGGCGTAGGTGCCTGGCTTTTCCCTTGCCTCCACCGCGGCCTTGCGGATCTCCTTCAGCAGCAGCGGGTTCGCTTCCATAAGGGGGTTGGCCTTGTGCCATGCCTCCTCGTCGAAATCCTCGTCCGCCTCGGTGCCCAGGTCATCGTCTTTCTCATCCACCGCGTAGTAGATGGCCAGGTAGTGGTCGGCCTCCACGATGCCGCGCAGCACCTTTTTGGCGAATTCGCGCTCCTCACTCCACGGGCCCGGGGTGTCATAGCCCTCGGTGGTTAGGTACAGAAACAGCGGGTTACTCCGTGCGCCGGCCGCCGACTTGAGCACGTTCAGCAGGTCGTGGTTCGGATGGGCGTGCAGTTCGTCCAGCACCGTGCACGAGGGATTCAGTCCGTCCTGAGACTTGGCTTTGGCGTGCAGTGCTTGGTAGGTTCCCCCGTTGCCATAGCTGGCTATCGCCTTGGCGAACACCTCCATGCTGAAGGCCTCGCGTAGGTCCGGGGTTTTCTCGACCATGCGGCGCGCGACGTTGAGCACGATGGCCGCCTGCTTGTAGGTGGTAGCCGCCGTGATGATCTGCGGCCCCTCTTCGTCCTCGCACACTTGGCAGTACAGCGATATCACCGCCGCCAGCGTGCTCTTGGCGTTTTTCCGCGCGATGGCGAATAGGGCCGTAGTGAAGCGCCGCGTGCCGTCCGTGTTGCGGAACCCGAATAGCTGCACCAGAAAGAAAATGTGCGACTCGTGCAAGACGATGGTAGGGGTCTCCCACCTGCCCTCAACGTGCGGGAGCTTCTCCCCGAAGTCGCACACATCGTTCGCATGCCACTCGTCGAAGTAGAACGGCGCCCCTTTCTCCTCGGCGCGCTCCAGGTCCTTCAGGAAGCGCTCGGCGGCCAGACGAATCCATATGCCGAAGCGCTTGCGGTGCTTCTTGTCCAGCGCCTTCTTGGCATAGGCCCGGGCGATGGCGACGTAATCACGAGGCGCGCTTGCGTCCTCCATTGTTCGAGAAGGCATTCTTCGCTGGTCCTTCTCCGATGGGCTTCACCTTCCCCTGCGCTACCGGCGTCAGGCCGAAGTCGTTGATCAGGTTGCGCAGTTGGCCAACCATGGACGCCACGGGCGCTTCGCCGGCCGCGTACAGCTGCACGACCTTGCCGTGCAGGGCGCACAGCTGACCCAGTGCAGACAGGCCGCCTTCGGTCAGCAGCTTGTTGGCCACCAGGATCGGGGCCAGGCGCTGCCACTCCTTGATGGCGTGGCCGTTGGGCAGCCAGTCGGGCGGCGGCGGAACTTCGGTGATGGTGGGCAATTCGACCGCGCCATCGGGCTCGCGGTCCTTGCGTTGGGTGCCGGCGATCACCTTGAGGGCGGCCGGCTTCTTTCCTGGGCCGGGCATGGTGGGCCTCTCAAAAATCGGGTTTTCTATCCTGACGGCGTGAAAATTGTGG